AGCTTACTTGCTTGAATACTTACTTGCTTGAATGCATAATTATTATTTTAAAGCGTACTTGCGTACCTACGTGCATAAGATATATATAAAAAAACTTACCAGCGTTTACCTACGTGCATACAATATATTATATATATACATCGTTATAATTCTAACTTTTTTAAGTGTTTTCACTTATTTTTTTATCAAATTCAATAAAAACAGAATAAATTTATTCTATTTGAGCAGTTTATTTTAAAGTTTTAGATATTATGTATAATAGAACTATCTGTATTATACATAATGTCGGAAAGTGGGTAATTAAATGGTGATTTTGGCTTCATTTTTGCTGTAATGCGGCTGGGTTCTCCTCGGTAACAGCTGCACAGGAGGCTGCAACACTGGCTGCGTAAATCAACGTTGATTCTTTAATTTTGGGCACAAAAAAAGGGAGAACCTATTTCTAGATTCTCCCTTCTCTTTTGTTATCCTCCTATTCGTATCTATACATTAAATCCCCAAATTGACCTCTATACCAGACTTTTAATGGTGTCTTATATATTAAATCATCATAAGTATTCATTATTCATCTCCTTATCTCCAAACTTTAAAAACATCATTATCAGGATAACCTTCGATAGTTAATTTTTCACTCATTCTAATTAATGTATGTTTTAGTTGTTTTTTGTATGATTTGCCATTTTTATAATTATCAAATACTTTATCGTTAGATGATACTAACATTAATAGCATTGATATATCTTCTTTATCTAGCCAATCATTTGTTTTATGATAGTTTTTATTTATTTTTATTTTATCTTTTTTGTCCTCATCCATTATTTTACCTTTTTTAGTTATGAGGGGAGATTGCTAGTCTCCCCTCTGTTATTGATTATATCCCTCTAGTCGTCTGAAATTCAGCCTGACAGGTGTGGCAATGTCCTAGATTCTTTTCGTCCATAGTGAACATATTGCCCTGACAGGTTCGACATTGAGTACGCTCTATATTATCCGTATTCTTCTTCTTTTTCTTCTTATTGACTGTATTAGCATAATATCCTTGGTGTCCATAAATCCATTGATTAGTATAGGTAGTCCTGACTTCACAATAGGATTTGTTAGAGTACCATATAGTATCTTCGTCGTTCCAATGTCCCTTATATTCATTGGCAATCTTCCAATTACCATTTCTATCTAAGAATACTAATTTTGAATTACCGATGGATTCCTCAATTAATGCCATAATAGATTTATTATATATAAATCCAGATGGCATCCCTCGAAGAATATCATTCCTGAAGATAAGGGTATCAGATTTCTTCTTATGGTCATCAACAAAATTAATAATACCATTATGAGCAAATCCAATTCCGTCGTTTATCATATGAGGATGACAGTTTGTTTTATTCGTTAATCCGTGAGTAGTAATTCTAAAATGAATTATAGCTATTGGATTATTGAACTTTGCCATATCTCTAGAGTAGTTATCATAGAAATCATTAAAAACAAAAAACCCTTTCTTAATGGTAAGATTTCCATTCTTAGCGAATAGATAACCTGCTCCATCAGGGTTATTGT